CCCGATACGCTCGCTCCCAGAGCTTTATGCCTGTGTGTGACCCTAGACTACGCTCTGTGAGAGGCAGCCATGGACGAACGCGAGTTCAGGATCTGGTTGGTTCTCATGGCCTTCTATGTTGCGCTCGGATGGGCCATCGTGCTACTGTTCCTGGCATGACGAACCTGTACCGATTCCTCCTCATCTTCGCTTCCCTGATCGCCGGGGTTTTGAACGGGTCTCCGTTCGCGGCACCGGTGCTCATCTTCATGGTCTACCTTCTGGCCGTCCTGGTCCGCCAGGCCCAGTTCGCGCACGAGATCTACCTCCACCACCGGATCAAGGAGCTTAGCAATGCCGCTACGCTGGCACGTTGACCTCCCGGGCCCGGTGGCCTACTCCAGGCCGATCAGGCGCCGAGGCAAGAAGCCCGGGTGTCTGGTCTCGGTCTTGGTGTGGTTCATTGTCAAGCCGCTGGGACTGACGGTCCGGGGCTTGGCAGCTCTGTTCCAGATCCGGCGCAAGCCAACCGTGGAACAGCGAATGCCGTTCGGCCCTCCGGGCCTGTACCACCCGTCCCGGGGTCCAATGTTCTGGAACGGCGTTCATTGGCTCGATCGAGACGGCCGAGTCATTCAATAAAGGAGGAACCCATGACCGACACACCTGAGATGGAAGACCGGTTCATGGGAGAGATCCTGACCGACTTCTACAAGCGCACCGCGGAGCTGGACGGGGTTGAGGAGTTCGCAGTTGTGCTTACCGGTGATCAGGATGGCATCTATAAGGCTGCGCTTGTCGCCGGTGGAGACACGATCCTGGCCAAGGGGTCCAGCACCTCGTGGTTCGAAGCTGTGTCACGAGCCGTTGCACGAGGCCTTGCCTCGATTGAGTCGATCCAGGAGAGGATCGCCGCAGCCCAGGAAGAGTGAGGTGAAGCCATGGCCGTTGGAACAGGCGGGTCAACCCTGCCGTTCGGCCCAGGGTCCGCACTCTGGAAGTACTGGATCAAGCGTGTTCCTGCGTACCTAGCGAGGTCTCATCCGTGGGATTCGCTGCACCGAGCCCTGTTGAAGTCCGGGGTTCCTGCGCATATGGCCGCCGGGTTGACCACAAACCTGATTCAGGCTGTAGACCCTAATCACAAGTTTGGTCACCAGAAGTGAGCTGACATGGATGTCTCCGTTTTGATCCCATGGCGCGGCGGAGACCCGCAACGGGAACGTGTTTTCGAGTATGTCCTTTCCCAGTGGACTGGATACGATGTACAGGTTTGCGTTGGTGAAGACGACCCCGGGGGCCCGTTCAACTGCTCTCGTGCCCAGAACCGCGCCTTTAAGCAGGCCGAGCGTAAGTTCCTGCTCATGATCGGTGCGGATACCTTGCCTCTCTCGGGTACAGAACTTCACTTCGTGACTCGTCGTCGCTGGGAGTTTCGGGAGCCGTGGTTCCCGCTCTTCCATGAGACCTCGTACTACTCGCAGGAATCCACCGACCGAATCCTCTCCGGAGTGAATCCGGCCGATGAGCTTCCTGAGTACACCCTGCCGTTCTGCACAGGGCCCGTTGCCTTGACCCGTGACGCGTACGTCGCCACGGGGGGCATGGATGAGCGGTTCTCCGGTTGGGGCTACGAAGATGCTGCGTTCCGACAGACGCTAGCTGGTCTGTTCGGTGCCCCGCCTGCGCTGCCTTCGACCGCGCGCTGCCTCTGGCATGAGGTGGGTCATCGTATTGCCGTGTCACCCAACGAAGTGCTCATGAGGGACTATACGCCGCTCACGGACCCGGTGTCAACCCGTGCCTATCTGGATCAGAGGGGGTCGTTCCTGTGATCGACTGCCGCTCTGAGGTTGGTGTCACCGTTGGTCTTGTGGACGCCTTGATCAGCATCGCCCGGGTTCTTGCCAAGCGAGACCTAACGAGCCCGGACACGCTTGAGGCTATCAAAGACCTTCGTTCAGATGAGGACATCGCGTACCTGATCGGGGGCATTCTGTGAGTTACAGCCGGAACAGGCCCGCTAACTCTACGTTCTCCGCCATGGTCTGGGCCCATGCTCTACGCCGTTTCGGGCGCCGGTGCTACGTCTGTGGCGCCGTGGGCGTGGACCTGGAAAAGGACCACATCATCCCTGTGACCGAGGGCGGATCGAACGAGGCTGACAACTGCGCCCCGATCTGTAAGCCGTGCCACAAGACCAAGTCTACCCGGGAACGCGTCCGCGCGTACCGGAAGCGTCAGGCCAAGGGCAAGCGCCCGGCCGAGTCCCACCCTAGCGAGGGCCTGAAGCCCTCCTAACAAAGGAGGAGCCCAGATGGCTGCCCCGAAGACCGGACCCGGCGCCAAGAAGCGCCCGGAGGACCGCCTAGGACACCGTACTAAGGCTGAACAGGCTAAGATGGACGAGATCGTGGTCTCCGATGAGGAGATCGAGGCTCTCAAGTCCTCTCTAACGAGCGATCTAGCCCCGGCCGAGTACTGGCACCCGGTAGCCCTCAAGGGCTGGGAGAGCTTCAATGAGAGCCCTCTACGTCGATTCTATGAGCAGACGGACTACGTTCAGGCCTGGGTCACGTGCGAACTGATTCACAGGTGCATCGGGGACCGCATGTCCGCGGGCCGTGCTATGCAACTCAGGATGTACCTGAACGATCTCGGGTTCACCGAGGGCGCTCGCCGCACCATGGACATCGCCATCAAGCGCGAGGTCGAGAAGGCGGACCCGGCCAAGGTCGTAGCCCAGGAGCGCCTGGAAGCGCGTCGCGCTAGCCGCACCCGGGGCGCGTAATGCCCGCTGTGAGGATCATGCCCCCGATCCCGGACGAGAACCGGACACTCGGGTGGCAGATCCTGGAATGGATGATCGACAACCTCGTTCACGGGGTTACCGGCGAGCCGCTCGAACTCACGAACGAGGGCATCGATTTCGTCCTGTGTTCGTACGCCGTCGATGATCAGGGCCGTTGGCTCTACGACCGAGCCGCGCTCCGCAGGGCGCGTGGTACAGGTAAGTCCCCGTTGGCTGCTGCCATGGCCTGTGCTGAGCTGTGCGGTCCGGTCCGCTTCGGCGGATGGGACGAAGACGGGTATCCGATCGGAGTCCCCGAGCCTGCACCCTGGATTCAGATCATCGCTATCACGATGGAGCAGACCAAGCCCATCATGGATATCGCCCGAGCCTCGTTCTCGGATGATGCCATCGAAAAGTACGGTCTGTCCATCGGTGTAGAGGCTATCGTCAAGTCCAACGCCGTAGACGGCGGAGGCCCGGGACGTCTAGCCGCCATCGCCAATAACCCGCGCGCACTTCGCGGACCGCGTCCTACGGCTGTGTTCGCCGATGAGGTCTCTGAGTGGATCGCGTCTAACGGCGGCCACGAGGCCATGATCCGTATCCAGTCGAACCTGGCCAAGAACCCCGGCGGCCGTGCCCGGCTGTTCGAGTTCTGTAACGCGTACGAGCCCGGTCTTGATTCGCACGCTGAACGCACGTTCGCGGCGTACGCCAAGCAGATGGAGACCTTCGGGTTCTCGCGGATTCTGTACGACGCTCTAGAGGCAGACCCGGCCCTGAAGCTCACCATTCTGGAAGAGCTGGAACTTGCTATCAAGCAGGCGGCCGGAGATGCGCATTGGCTCGATGTTCGGCGCCTGATCAACCAGGCCCTGGACACGGGTACGTCTCCGACGACGTTCCGTCGTGAGCACTTGAATCAGATCCTGTCCGATGACGATTCCCTCATCTCGATGCCCCTGTTCGATGAACTGGGCCAGGGAGTTGCGCCTTTGGAAGAGGACGACGTTATCACGCTCGGATTCGATGGGTCCCTGTCCGGGGATGGAACGGCTATCGTAGCCTTCCGCCTTGAGGATCGCTCTTTCCACCTCCTGGAATACTGGGAGCCACCGGAGAAGCAGGATCCGAATTCTCCTAAGTGGCGTATCGATGAAGAGATGGTAGACCAGCATTTCAGGGCCTACATGGAACGTTTCAATGTTGTGGCCGCCGCGTGCGACGTCCACCCGTTCGAATCCTGGGTCTATGCCTGGGAGAAGGACTACGGACAGAAGCTAGAGGCGAAGGCTTCGACGGCCGGTCAGCTGATCCGGGATAACCGAACCGATCAGCGAGGGCTGACATTCCTATGCGAGGCTCTTGTCAATGAGATCGAGTCCAAGAAGATCCACTTCCGGGCTACGTACTCGATGCGTATGCACTGGGCGAACGCGAAGCGTCGCCTGAACAGGTGGGGTTACTCGTTCGGTAAGATCACGAAGTCGTCCACGAAGCGTGTCGATATTGTCGCCGCTTCACTCATGGCGTACAGCGCCGCATCCGCGTTGGCCAAGGACTTCAATACCAAGAAGCCGAAGCCCGCCCGCGTACACCGCCTCAAGGGGGGTATGAACGAATGGTAAGCCCCCGCGAAGCTCTTGATGAGCTGATGAGGATTTACAGGGATCAGTCCCCGTTCCTAGAGCGTGCAGACGGGTATTTCCGAGCAGAGCCTAGCTCGGTGAATATCGGTTCCACGATTCCACCGGCGCTGGCCCGATTCCGCACGGCTTGGCCCGCAGTTCGAGTGGCTACCAACGCATTCGCGGACCGAGTTAAGCTTGAGGACCTGGTATGGCCGGACGCCCAGGATCGAGCTGAGGACTTTCGTACCGCGCTCTCGGGAGAGCTGAACCGTGCCGTGCTGGAATCTCTGGCAACGGGCACCGGCTATCTCCGTGTCGTGGACATGGGTTCTGGAGATGTGAACTTTCAGGCAATCCGTGGCCGTGATGGCGCGTTCTGGGAGGACCCGGACACGGCTGAAATTCTGGCCGTGATGCGGATTCACAGGCCAGCCTGGTACGTGAACAAGGGCCCGATCGCAAACCCGCAGCGTGTCACGGTTTACACCCCGGGCACCTGGACCACGTTCGCTGTCCAGCCCAACGTCCTGGCTCGTTCGATTCCTACGGACCCGTGGTACGAAGAGGCGTCCGGAACGGTGCCCAACAAGGGCCTGCTCATGGTTCCTCTCCTGAACAGGTCTCGCGCAGGCGAGCCGTACGGTCGTGCTGAGGCTCGGGATCTGTACGGGCTTCAGGATCAGGGTTCCAGGAACCTCACGGGCCTGGCTATCGCCGCCGATGCTCTGGCCGTTCCTCAGCGTGCGCTCATCGCTGCGCTTCCGGAATCGATCTCGGATCTGACCACGCTCGAAACGTACATGACTTCCATCTTGGCTCTGTCCGGAGATGTGAAGCTGGACCAGTGGCAGTCCGCGCAGCTACAGCCGTTTGTCGAGGCCGCCATGCTGTACGGGCGTAAGGCGTCGGAGATCTCGGGTATTCCGCTCGGGTACTGGGGTATTTCCTCAGAGGCCCAGGGCGCCTCAGGCGACGCTATCCGTGAGAATGATGCTCGTCTAGAGATCAGGTCTCGCGAGATCTGTGATCAGTTCACGAAGCCGGTCCTCATGGTCGTGACTGTGGTGGCCGGACTCATGAACGTGAACCCGGGCCGTCAGGCCGTCAAGTGGGCAGACCCCTCGACTCCGACTCCGTCCGCCCAGGCGGACGCAGCGCTCAAGCTATCCCAGATTGGTTCGATTAACGGTCAGATCACCGTGGACCGTGAGATGATCTGGAATATCCTCCGTGTTTCGCCCGAGGATCGTGAGCGTATCCGCGAGTTCGAGGATTCGGAAGAGTTCAAGAAGCTCATGGCTCAGCAGACCCAGCCGGAACCC